ACCCCCTGCGCGCCTGCGGAATCGATCGGTATCAACCAGCGGATCACCGACAGGTTCTACGCCCAGCTGCTGGCCGCCTGACACCCCTTTCCCCAGTCCAACCGGAGTAACCCGCCATGGGCCTGCCTTCCAAGATCAAGTTCCTGAACGTCTACAACGATGGCATCGGCTACCTTGGCGAAACCGCCGAGGTGACCGTGCCCAAGCTGGCGCGCACCTTCGAGGACTGGCGCGGCGGCGGGATGGATGCCGCTGTTGGCATCGACCTTGGCGGTGAGCCGATCGAATTCGAATGGAAGATCGGCGGCATGCTCGAACAGGTCTATCGCCAGTTCGGCGCGACTTCGATCAGTGCCCTGCAGCTACGCTTCGTCGGCTCCTACCAGGATGACAGCACCGGCCAGACCAAGACGGTCGATATCACCGTGCGCGGGCGGCATCAGGAAATCGATCCGGGCAGCGCTAAGGCCGGCGACGATACCGAGCAGACGGTGAAGACCCGCTGCGCCTACTACAAGCTGATGGTGGACGGCGAAACGCTGATCGAGAAGGACGAACTCAACATGGTGTTCTTCGTCAACGGCGTGGACCTGCTCGCGCAGCACCGCGCCAACCTCGGCATCTAACCGGCTTCACCCCGGCGTGCATCGAGCGGACGCGCCGGGGTGGAGACTTCGATCCGCTCCACAGACTGACCGAAAGGCCCGACCATGTCTGACAATTCCGCTCCCGAACAACCCCGCACGGCCAAGCTATCGCCGCCGATCACACTGGCCGAACCGATCGTGCGCGGGGCCGAAAAGATCACCGTCCTTCAGCTGCGCAAGCCCAAGGGCGGCGAACTGCGCGGCCTGTCCATCCAGGAACTGATGAACGCGCGGGCTTCGGCCATTCTCGATATCCTGCCGCGTATCACCATGCCGCCCATCACCCAGGCCGAAGCCGACCAGCTTGAAGCTGAAGACCTTGCGGCCTGTTCCGGGGCGGTGATCGATTTTTTTCTGACGCCGGCAGACCGGCGGGCGGTGGAGAGGGTGTTGAACGCCTGATCGCGGACATCGCGATCATCTTCCACTGGCCCCTTTCCGAACTGCTGGACATGGACCTTTCGGAATTGCTGCTGTGGCGGGGCCTCGCCGTCGAACGCTGGAACCACATCCATGAGGTGAGGAAATGAACAAGAACCTTCGTCTCCTGGTCAGCTTCGCCACATCAGACCGGCTTTCTGGACCGCTGAAGAACATCGTCGGGCTGGGGGCGAAGGGCAGCGAAAAGCTGGCGGCGATGAAGCGCGAGGCCCGCGACATGGGCCGGGAACTGCGCGATGTTCAGGGCGAACTGAAGCGATCGACCGGCAATGTCACCCAGCTGATTCAACGCGAACGCGATCTGGCATCCCGGATCGCGCGCACCAACGATGAAATGGAGCGCCAGGCCCGGCTGAACCGCATCAACGCGCGCGTCGATGCGATCAAGCAGCGCGGGGCCGATCTGCGATCTTCCGGCACCGAAAACGTCATCACCGGCGTAGCCATGGCTGCACCGATGGTGCTGGCCGCCAAGCAGGCCATGACCTTCGAAAGCGCCATGGCCGATGTGCGCAAGGTGGTGAATTTCGACACGCCCCGGCAATTCCAGCAGATGGGCGAGGACATCACCGACATGTCCACCAGGATCCCCATGGCAGCCGAAGGGCTCGCCCAGATCGTGGCCGCTGCCGGACGTGCTGGCGTAGCGCGCAAGGAACTGCTGACCTTCGCGGAAGATGCCGCGCAAATGGGCATCGCCTTCGACACCACGGCGGAAGATGCTGGCAACATGATGGCCAAGTGGCGCACCGCCTTTGGCCTTGGACAAACCGATGTCCGCACCCTGGCCGATCAGATCAACGCGCTGACCAACACCTATGGTGGCAATGTCGGCGCCGTGGCTGGCATCACCACCCGCATCGGCGCGCTGGGCAAGGTGGCGGGCGTGGCCGCCCCCCAAATCGCCGCCATGGGCCAACTGATGGACTCGGTTGGCGTGGAAGAGGCGATCGCCGCCACCGGTATCAAGAACATGATGCTGGCGATGACCAAGGGAACCGCTGCCACCAAGAGCCAGCAGAAGGCCTTCGCCGCGCTCGGACTGGATTCGACTAAGGTCGCCAACGCCATGCAGAAGGATGCGGGCGGCGCGATCACCGATCTGCTGGGGCGGCTGAAGAAACTGCCCGAAGCGCAACAGGCAGCCACCATGACACAGATGTTTGGAGCAGAAAGCGTAGCAGCCATCGCGCCGATGCTCACCAATCTGGATCGCCTCAAGCAGAACCTGGCGCTGGTGGGCGACAAGACCGCCTACGCCGGCAGCATGCAGAAGGAATACCTGACCCGCATCGCCACCACCGAAGGCGCAGTCGGGCTGGCTACCAATGCGCTGAAGAGCATCAATATCACCCTTGGCACCTTGCTGCTGCCCACGATCACGGCCGGCGCGCAGAAGGTGGTGGCCATCGCCGGTGCCGTGCGCGGATGGGCCAAGGAACATCCGGGTCTGACCAAGGGCTTGCTGATGGCCTATGCCGGTGCGACTGGACTTGTCCTGGGCCTTGGAGCGCTGAAGATCGGGCTGGGGCTGGTGCTTGGGCCGTTCAGCACGCTGTTCCGCATCGTCGGCACCAATGGCCCAATGCTGATTCGCCTGTTCACCGGGATCCGCACGGCGGCCATGTTCATGGCCAGCGGCGTGATGCGGGCGGGCGCGATAATGCTGGCCAATCCCATCGTCCTGGTCATCACCGCGATCGTGGCGGCAGTCGCCTTGGCCGGCTACCTGATCTATACCCACTGGGACAAGATTTCCGGCGCGTTCAGGGCCGGGGTTGCCTGGGTGAAGGGCGCGATCGGCGGCCTGCCGGACTGGTTGAGCAGCCTTGGCTCAATGATGATGACCGGGCTGCTCGCCGCGCTCAACCCGGCGATCCTCGCCAACCGCCTGATCCAGATCGCCAAAAGCGGCATCACCGCCTTCAAGAACTACTTCGGGATCAAAAGCCCTTCGCGGCTGATGATGGGCATGGGCGGGTTCATCACCGATGGCCTTGCCATGGGCATCGATCGCGGAAAGGGCGCGGCGATCGGCGCGGCCCGCGCCATGGCCACCGGGGTGGCCGGTGCCAGCATGGCCAGCGCCAGCATGGCCACAGCGGCAACCGGCGGCGGCGGCCCCACCGGGGCGGGCGTGATCCAGCAATTTGGCCCGGTAACGATCACCATCCATGCCCTACCCGGCCAAAGCCCGCAGGATATCGCCGCCGCCGTTTCCGATGCGCTGCGCCAGCAGGCCAGCGGAAGCGGTGCCAGCAACCGTTCTTCGTTCTCCGATACATAAGGATGCCGGCCCGTGCGGATGCTCGCCCTTGATCTGTTCATTTTCCAGATTGGTACCCTGCCATATCAGGAGCTCCGCCAGCGGTTCGAATGGCGATTTGCCGAAAGCGACCGCTTCCGCGCGCGAGCGGCAACACAGTTTCTGGGCGTGGGCGCGGAAACGGTGGAACTGGCCGGTGTCATCTATCCGGGCGAAAGCATCGGAGACTATGCCTCGATCGAGCGTCTGAAGGACATGGCACAGACCGGCCAGGCCTATGAACTCACCGCCGGCACCGGCGAAGTGCTGGGCAGCTTCACCATCCGCACGCTGGATCTGACGAAATCGCTGTTCTTCGAAGACGGCGCAGCCCGCAAGAGCGATTTCACCTTGTCGCTCGCCAGGGTGGATGGCTGATGCCCGAAGCTTTCGTCCTGCCCTTCGCCACCTGGGCCGTCTCGCTCGACGGCACCGATCTTACGGCCAAGATCAATCCCCGGCTGCTTTCGGCCACCATCTCGCAAAAGCGCGAGGATGAAGCCGATCAGCTGGATATCGTGGTGGATGATGGTGATGGCGCCTTTGCCATTCCCACCCCAGGCAAACTGCTGAAGGTGGCCATGGGCTGGGCGCGCGGCACCGGCCTGCCCCAAGGCCTGATCGCCCTGGGCACCTTCAAGGTGGACGAGGCGAAATGGGGCGGCCCGCCGGACAAGATCACCATCCGCGCCCGCAGCGCCGATTTCACCGATGCCTTCCGCGTGCGCAAGGAACGCAGCTTCGTGGGCAAGACAGTGAACGAGGTGCTGGGCGCCATCGCCGCCGATAATGGCCTGACCACCGCGATCGATGCCGCGCTGGGCGCAAAGACCATCCCCGCGCTGGGGCACGGCGCGAAAAGCGATGCCGCGCTCCTGAAGGCGCTGGGCAAGCGGTTCGATGCCGTGGCCACGGTCAAGAACGGATCGCTGATCTTCACCCCGATCGGCAGCGGCAAGGCCCCCGGCGGGGCCGCCCTGCCCGGCGAAACCATCGCCCGCAGCGCCACCAGCACCGTGGAATATGAACGGGTGGAGCGGGAGAATTATGGCGGCGTCGTGGCCGTCTGGCACGATAAGGCCAGCGGGGAACGCAAGCAGGTGCAGGCCGGGGGCAGCACCGGAGCCGAGGCCAAGCCCAAGCCCAAGCGCATCCGCAAGGTCTTCGCCAACGAGGCCGATGCCCGCCAGCATGCCGAAGCCGAACATACCCGCATTTCCCGCACCAAGGCCAAGGTCACCATCGATCTGGCCTATGGCCGCCCCGATCTTTACCCGGAACGCCCGATCACCCTCATCGGATTCAAGCCGGAAATCGACGCGCGGGAGTGGATCGTTGCCGAAACCAGCCACACGCTGGACGGCAGCGGCGGCCTGAAATCCAAGCTGACACTGGAAGCGAAAAGCTGACTAATTCGCCCCTCCCTGTAATGTAGCTATTGACTACAATGCAGCCATGGGCTACATAATGCCCATGAAGCCGATCACCTATACCCGCGCCGCGCTCAAGACCCTTCGCCGGATGCCGGCGAACACGGCTGACCGGATCGTGGCCAAGGTGGAAGAATATGCCGCCGACCCGGCTGCGCTGGCAAACAACGTCAAGGCGCTCAAGGGCCGCACCGGCATCCGCCTGCGGGTTGGTGACTGGCGCGTGATCATGGAAGATGGCGCGGTTCTGGCCGTGCTGGAAATCGGATCGCGCGGCGATATTTACGATTGAAGGAGGTAACGATGGGCGAAATGATCACCATCCCGCTGGACGAATACAAGGCGCTGATGGGCGCGGCGGAAGACCTGGCCGATCTGCGCGCCTTCGATCGGGCAAAGGCCGCGCTGGCCAGTGGCGACGATGAACTGATTCCTGCCGAATACGTCCGGCGCATGATCGCGGGCGAACGCCCCTTGCGCGTATGGCGCGACTATCGCGGGATGACCCAGATCGCGCTGGCCGAAGCATCCGGCGTGAACCGCGTCCAGATCGCCAATATCGAAGCCGGGGCCAAGAGCGGTTCGATAGACACGCTGAAGAAGCTGGCCGATGCGTTGGGCATCACGGTCGATGACCTAGTCTGAACTCTGCGCGGGACATGCTATGAAACGAACCGTCATGGTCAAAGTGCCCACTGCCCCGTTCGATCCGGGCCAGTTCGTTGAAACGCCGGAAGATGCCGCCATCTTCCTGACCGATGCGCTGGAAAGCCGCGATCCCGCCGTTGTTGCCGCCGCGCTGGGCGTCCTCGCCCGCGCGCCCGAAGGCCGCGTGATCCTGAAAGGCAAGGCAAATGGACAAGGATGATTTCGCCAGCCTGAAGCGCGGCCTCGATCAGGCCAAGGCCGCGTTGGGCGGCGGCGATAAAGCACAGTCCCCCGCGATCATCCATGAGGAAAACCCGGAATGGACGAAGGAAGACTTCGCCCGCGCCCGCCCGGTGGCGGATCATCCAGTTCTAGCCAAGGCGTTCACGCGCTAGCCCGGCACGCAGAAGGAAGCGAGCAAGCAGGTTCGGGACTGATCAGTAGAAAGGCTAAGGCTGCATGATCAGCAGCGACTGTCCGCCGCCGAACCACTCGACAACCTGGCGCTTCGTGAAGACCTTGAGCGCATCGCATTCCGTGCACCAACCGGACACGTGCTTTTCATACTCATACCAATCTCGCAGGCTATGCATGGTGACTTCGCCAAACCGATCGCAGTAATCTAGGCTCAATGGCTGGTTGACCGGGCCTTGTAACGGTTCCCCATAGCGCTTCTGCGAAACGCTTCTGCCGATCATGTCAACGCGGTCATTACCCCGATCCGAGAACCGATATTTCTGACCGACCCCCCGTGGCATCCGGGCAGGATTGTTCAAAATCTCCACGATCTTGTCTTTGCGGAAGGTCCGCTCCTCGGACAAATCAAGATCAATGCCTTCGAGATACTCTCTCGTTTCGATCCATTGTCCGAGGCGCCGAGTCGAGATTCGACCGTATTTCCCTGCGTAGGTGAAGTGCAGAAAGTCATCTGCTTCAGGCTGGGTTTTCGGGGGATCGTCGTAATAACCACGCGTCTTCCGCCTTGCTTCACGGGTTCGCGCATCAACCGATTCGGGGCTTTGGTTGATCCTCGGATCCAGCACGTTCCGTGCCATTGCCGACTTCTTCTCTTTCAAGAAAATCGCCCAGCGCAGCGAAAGGCGTTCCATAGGGCTATTGTTCTTCAGCATCGGCTGATCTTCTTGGCTCAATTGATGAGCCCTGAAGGCAATCCATGCGATGAGAAGAAACGCACATATTAACAGGGATTCAAGCACTAAGCCCCCAACCAATAGATATTCAGGTCTTACGAACGATAGCCACCACGCGGCCGATTACATTCATTTCACCATCATAGGCGACATCGTCTGGCACGAGCGGATTGTCGCACAGCATCGCAACGCTTCCATCTGCCTTTGGGCGGATGCGCCGGACGGAACCCACGTTGGCATAAGCGACTGCCCAGATCATGTCCGACATCTTAATGGTCTTCTGGGATGCATCGATCAGCAACAGATCACTGTCGTGGATATAGGGTTCCATCGAATTGCCGATCCCTTGGGCGAAGAACAGCTGTTCGGGATCAGAATTGGTATATTGGCGCAGCCAGTCGCGGCTAAAATGGCGAACCTGTGTGGTAACAGGAATGTCCAGATAGGTCGCGCCCATGCCGAACCGCAGATCTATCTCACGCACCTGCACCAGCCCAAGTTCTTCTGCCACAGCCTCCGTTGAGGGAAGCGCGACATAGCCTTCGCTGGGATCATCGGCTTCACCGGTTAGATATTCAATCGTGGTTTCCAGCGCACGGGCGATCTTGTGGATGTGCTTCGATCCTTGGGCCGGTTCTGTCGCCAGCTTCCAAATCGTCGTGGGCGAAACCCCTACTCGACGCGCCAGCTCACTTTGGGAGAGGCCGCGGGACTCAAGCAGTTGGACAAGGCGATCAGAGCGAAACACGCAGGCACCTTTGCAACTTTAGTAAAAACTTGCTCTTCAC